CGCTTTGCGAAGGTCATGGACCAGGCCATCACCGCGATCCAGCAGGAGGCCCCATGAACGTCGAAACTGCCGTTCTGGGTGCCTGCTTGTGCGACGCCCAGGCATATTGGCGTGTCGATGATCTCCTGGTCGCCAGCGACTTCGGGGACGTTCGCCACCAGCGCTTGTTCGCCGCTATCACGGACGCGGCGCGCGATAGCCGTCCGTTCGATGCGATCACCATCGGCGATGACAATCCGCATGGCCTTGGCCAGTACGCCATTGAGCTTGCCAGTTCCGATGGGTGGCGTGTGGCCAACGTGCGTGCCTACGCCGAAATGGTCGCCGCCGCTGCAGTGACGCGCCGCATCCGTCTTGCTGGCCAGCAGATTGCCAGGCTCGATGGCCCCGATGTTCTCGGGCAGGCCCAGCAGCTGCTCGGTGCCTGCCTGCCGCGCCACATCGGCGAGGTGAAACACGTTCGCGACTATCTCCGCGCATCAGTGGCTGAGCTCCAGCGCCGCGTGGATTCCGACTCCGCGATGACCGGGATCCCCACTGGCATTCCGAGTCTTGACGACATGACCTGTGGCTATCAACCCGGTGACCTGATCGTGATCGCCGCGCGGCCGTCGGTTGGCAAGACAGCCTTCACGATCCAGTCGCTGGTCAACGCCTCCCGTCACGGAAAGCGCACACTGCTGTTCTCGCTGGAAATGACGGGCGTAAAGATCGTCGATCGCATCCAGGCGCACATCGCTCAGGTCAATGCGGCTGGCATGAAGCGACCATCGCTGTTCGACAACGCCGACTTCGGGGCCTTGATGAACGCGGCCAGTGAGATCGCTGAGCTGCCGCTCTATATCGACCAGACGCCTGCGCTAACCCTTGAGGCCCTGGGTGCCCGCGCGCGCCAGATGGCATCCACGCAAGGGCTCGACCTGATCGCCATCGACTACTTCACGCTGATGACGCCACCGAAGGCCCAGACGCGAAACGATGCGCTGACGATTGTGTCCGCCGGCCTCAAGACCTTGGCCAAGGAACTCAACGTGCCGCTGATCTTGCTCTCGCAGCTCAACCGCGAAGGCGAGGGAACACGGCCTGGCCTGAAGAACCTGCGCGATACCGGCGCCCTCGAGCAGGACGCAGACGTGGTGATGTTCATCCACCGCCCCGACGCCGATAGGCGTGATCGCTTGGTGCTGATCGTTGAGAAGCAGCGCGACGGTGAGACGGGGGACATCCACCTCCATGCCAACTATCGGCACCAGCGGTTCACCGAGACGAAAGCAGTCGAGCCGCCCACCTACACAGAGACGCGTGGGTTCGGTCGCGGCAGGTTCAACAGCTCCCAACAGGCGAAAAGAGGAGCGGGAAACACCTAGTACCACCTTTCGTCACTTCGACCATCCACGCGACCAATCACGAGGAGAACGACCATGTACTTTGACCCAGATCCCACTGCCTCCATCGCACAGCGCAAGTACCGCCTGCAGCAGCTCAAGCACATGAGTCCGACTGCCAAGCATATCGATGTCACGCCCCTCTCTCCTGAGGTCTTCATGCAGGTGGAGGCACGAGCCCTTAGTGAGGCTCGATCGGCGTCTCACAACTCGGGAAGCTTGTTCAGGAGCACCTACCGCGACGACGGCGGTCGAAAGATCACGGAGTTCGAAGGAGACATCGCCGCGGCGTTTGGACCTTTCATGCTTCCCGGGGTGACCGTGAAGCTCAACAAGGAACCAGGCGTATCTGAGCAAATGGTCAAGCTGAAGCCTGGCCAGCGCGTCGAAATCGTCGGTTGATGGATGAGGTCGACATGTACGCCGCCAATCACGGCTCGTCCAAAAAGCGCCAGCGACGCTTCCCTTCCCCAGCCCGCACGCGGATTTGCTTAGCAGTCCGCTCGAAGGGGCGTCGAAAGCAGCGGCGCCGCTGAGACCACCTCGCTTTGGCGCCCACGCCCTGACACCAGCACAGGTCCTCTCCTCCTGTGAGGGCATGGGCGCCACCTCTTAACCGATTCGAAGGAACGTCCGCATGGCTTACAAACCGATTATCGACATCGACATCAACGATCAACAATTTCGCGAATTCTACGAGCTCTATCAGCAGTTCCAGGGCGACGTCGGCGAGCTTCCGGAGGAATGGAAGAAAGTCAACGAAGCCGCGCTGTCCGTGCATCAGGCGCTGTCCGGCGCCGCCGGCGTCATCGCGGAATCGATGGTATCGGCCTCGAGTCATGCCAAGGAGCTGACACGACACCTGGTGGAAGCCAGCGAAGCCCAAAAGCAGTTTCGCGAGACCACCGGACAGGGAGAAGGCGAACTCAAGAAAATGAAGAAGGAGGCCAAGGAGCTGGCCGACACGCTCTTCGGCATCGGCAAGTTCCTCTTCAAGCTCGACGCCATGGCCTTGCTCGGCACCGTGGGTGGCCTCTTCGGCCTCGACAAGCTTGCTGCGCGGGCCACGCTGAACCAGCACAGTGCCCGTGGCCTGGGCATGACCACGGGCGAGTACCGGGCGTTTCACACGGACCTGGGCCGGTTCGCGGATGAAGGTCTGCTGGATAACGTCGCCAATGCCAAGAGCGATATGACCAAGCAGGTCTATCTGCGGAACGCGACAGGCCTCCCTCAGGAGCGCCTCGATGATATGAACCCGGGCGCGATCACTGCCCAGTTGGTGCTCAAAGCCCATGACTGGTGGGCCAGCACACCGGAGAACCAGCACAACGCGCAGTTCCTGCAAGCTACCGGCTTTCCGCAGGTCGGACTCACCCTCGATGACATCCGGCGCGCAGGTATGTCCGATCGCGAAGAGATCCTCCGCGGCATCAATCAGTATACCAGCGACAGCCGCACGCTCAACGTCAATGATCGCGACACCGACAAGCTGTACTCGTTCTACCGCGACCTTGAGCTCGCGGGCCAGACGCTCGAAACCGACTTCACCAAGCGACTCGCCGAACTCGGCCCGAACCTCGGCGGCCTTATCACGACGTTGGAAAAGGACGCCGAGATCCTGATCAATGACATCTTCAGTCCCGAGAATATGAAAGCAATGGAGAGCGGCATGGACACGCTCACCAACTTCCTCGGGAGCCAGGAGTTCCGTGAGGATGTGAAGTCCCTCGTGGAAGGCATTGAGACGATCGCCAAGGCCATCGTCGCTGCGACCAAGCTGCTGACACCGGATAGCGCGCCGGGCAGCACTGCAGGCAACCAGCGCGGGCCCGTCAACGACGATGGCACGCCTGTGGCGCCTGGCACCACCTACTGGGACAACCCAGATAACTACAAGGACAGCTGGACCAACAAGCTCATCCACCCGGGCGACTACGTGATGGGCAAGGACAACAACCTGCACTACATGTTTCCCGGGTACTCGAACATCGCGCCGGGCATGTCGCACCAGGTGAACAACCCCGGCAATTTGCGTTCGGCACCAGGCGCCAAGTCGGCATACGGCTTCGCTCAGTTCGACAACGTCAACGACGGCTTCAAGGCTATGGCCGCACTGCTGGCCATGTATCCAACCAAGTACGCAGCCAAAACGCTCAAGGACATCCTCGGCACGTACGCGCCGGCGAAAGACCACAACAACACTGCCCTTTACCTCAAGAACGTCTCGGATTGGACAGGCTTCAAGCCCGACCAGGTGCTGGACACGGAGGATCCGGCGACTGTGAAAAAGCTGATCTCAGCGATGGTCCGCCAGGAGAACGGAATCCGTGTCTCCCCGGATACCGTGGGGTACGACATCACCCAGTCGACCTGGGACGGCGGCGGGAAGCTCCACGAGGAATCGAATCGGCTGCTCAAGCGCATCGCGAACAGCACGACCAAGCCGGTCAGCATCAGCATGACCGTGAACAATCGATCGGGCACAGACATTGCCGCTTCGGCGAACGCGGGAGGCGTCAAGTGAGGTTCTACGACATCACGCTGACTCCGAAGAACGGCGCCGCACCGGTACGTCATTGGAGCTCTCATCCCAATCTGACGTACGACCCGGGCGCCCTCAATGTCGAGTTCGACATGCCCATCGTCTCCTACGGCACGCCTGCGGGCGCCATGGCATTGACCATCCACGGTGTTGCTCGGGAAGACATCAGCCAGGCCTACCAGTTCGCCGGCATGGAATTGAGTGTTTCTGGTGGGATGAAAGCAGGCCTTCCGCTGGCCAACCCGAACCAAGCAGGTGTGCTGCTCCGCGGTCAGGTGTTTCAGGCCTTCGGCAACTGGGAAGGCACCGACATGCGGTTGGACCTTATCGTCTATCCATCTCGCTACACGATCGATAATCCAGGAAATTTCATCCTCTTCTGGAATGCCGGCCAGTCGCTGGCGGAAGCACTGACGGCCACACTCACGACCGCCTATCCAGAAATGCCGATCAGCATCAACATCGGTGACAACCTGGTGTTTGACTACCCCGAGGCGCACTACTGCGCAACGCTCGAGGAGCTGTCGCAGTTGGTGGCCGATATCACTCACGAGGTTTTCAAACAGAAGGTAACAATCACCATCCAGGCTGGGAAAATCGTGATCTACGACACCACGCACAAGCCAAATCCGATCGAAATTCAGTTCACCGACCTCATTGGCCAGCCCACCTGGATCAATCAGGGCATCATGCAAATGAGGACCGTTATGAGAGCCGACCTTCAAGTTGGCTCGATCATTCGGATGCAGAATCTCAGCAATCAGGGACAGAGCATCACTTTTCCGAACGCGCCTGGATTCACAACGACTTACGCATCGACAGCGCTATCCGAGTATGGAGGCGGCCTTTCCTCCACGAACAAGAATGACCTCACCTTCCAGAACAACTTCGCCATCAATGAGCTCCGTCACATCGGCTGCTACCGATCCGCATCCGGCGAAGACTGGTGCACGATCTTCAATTGCGCGCAGGGAGCCTGATCATGCCCTTGAACTCTCAGAAGCTATGGTTCCAACGAAGCCTCAATGACACGGCCATCGGTCGCGCCGAACAGGCCATTCGGAGTACCGGTCGCGCACTCCCCTGCCGCGTCGTCGCGGTACAGGGTGCACTCGTCACGGTGGCATTCGAAGTTGATGCTTCGCCGTGGACGCTCCCGCAGCTGACGCTACCGAAAGCGGAGGCCTCCTGGATGCGGGTGCCGACCCAGGTCGGTGACCTCGGCATTACGATGGCGTGCGATACCTATCTCGGTGGCATCTCTGGCATCAGTAGCGGCGTCGCCACGCTTACGCGGCGCGGCAATCTTTCCTCGCTGGTGTTCGTGCCCGTCAGCAACAAGAACGCACCACCGATCGACCAGAACGCCGTCCAGCTTTCCGGCCCGAACGGCGCCATCATCCAGACCGAGGACGGCACCGCGAAGATTGTGGTGAACGAATCGGGCATCACTCTGACGTTCGGTGGCAAGACCGTCACGCTGAACAGCGCCGGCCTGACCATCGACGGCATCCTGTTCGACACGCATACCCACACGTATAGCCCAGGCACCAACCCGCCGACCGAAACGGGAGGGCCGCAGGGATGAATGCCAGCCGCCCCCGCGTCGACGGATCCGTTCTCAATATTCAGGACATGCCTGCCGGTGCGACGCCCCCCCCTTTCCGACAGATCAGGCGGGAAAAAGCAGTATCTGAACTGGCTTCAGACGGAGTTATGTCAGGCCCAAAAGGGGAAAGAAAGTACGGGCCGCCGGCCAGCCTGGCCGGCTGGCCTCCCCGGCGTTCACTACTTCGCGCAGTCCGCCACGCTCGTGCAGCCGCCACCGAACCTCTTGTGCCGGCTTTCGGCCTGGGCGTTGCCGCCGCCGCTCATCGCGCCACACAGCTTCGGGGCGTCGCCACTGTCGAGCGC